GCTGATATAATGTTTGCACATATTGGTTCTCATCATGTGAGATATAATGCATATGTGACAACTGCAACATGGATTCCAAATGATGATGTTGGTTATGGAGAAAATATATACTGGTCACGTCTTAGAACTGTATCAGCAACAAACATCGCTCCAGTCATTGAACAAATTAAAATACATTCAAATAGAATGGAAATAAATAGTGATGGTTGGCCTGAATATTTTGGTAAAGCACGTCCTACTGGTAGATTGCCTTGGGATATTATGGTAATGGTAAAGGCAGCCACAGCACCTGGAGATCAAGATTTGTATCTTGGTGATACATTAGATGTTGGTGGTAAGAAGAATAGGTTAAGAAATAGTGAAGATGACCGAATAGCTTTTAAAAACTACATTACCGTTTGATGGTGATACATCATCACCAATTAAGTTTAATTGGTCATGTATTGTTGCTACTGGTGGTGGAGATCTTGATTGGGTGATTCGATGGGGTTTTAATGGTGATGGTGATAATGTCTATAGAACTGCTCCAGGAAGTGATCCTGCAAATATGAGAACATACACAGTGACTGAATTGGCCCCAACATCAGCCGATACAGTGAAATGGTACACAACTGAACTTGACATAACTGATATGATATCACGAAGAGGTGGTGGATTTCCAGACACATTATGGTTATCTATACAGAGAACTGGTAATGATGATACAAATGCCAGTGATGTTGCAATGGTTGCAATTGATGCTCATTATGTCAAATGGTGTGTTGGTGGGCATGTTTAATACATATAAATACTTTAAGAGAGGATATTATGAAAAGAGATGATTATATAAATAAGATTATAACAGAAGGTGAAGAAGATGTAGAAGATGTAGAAGATAGATTTGAAAAATTTATGAAATCTGGATTGGCTTATGAGAAAGAAATAACAAAAGATGATGTAGATATAGATGAATATGAGATGGGTTTAGAGGTTGAAACTGAACATTCGGGTGATGATGATGTCATAAATCACATAATTTTGGATCATTTAGCTGAAGTACCTGATTATTATACTCGTCTTGCTAAAATGGAAGATGAAGCATTTGCAGAATTTGGTGAATCAGAACAATTAGAAGAGAAAAAAAGAAAACGTAAGAAGAAAAGAAAAAAGAAAAAATCTTTAAAACGAGGATTTGTTGGGGGTTATGGTTGGTATGGCGGAACTGAAGGTGGAGATAGTGATGCTGGAGGAGACGGTGGTGATGGAGGAGGAGAATAGAGAATGTCAATTTTAAATGAATTAGAAAATGTTATGAAAGTAAACAATGAAATACTTAAGGCAAAGAAAAAGAACATGAAATCATTACCAGGATGGCATGGTTTACATAGTCAACATGCTGGTGGTGCTGGTATTAGTGAAGAAGATGAAGATAATTATGACAATTACAATAAATGGGCAAAAAAGAAAGAAAGAAGGGTTAAAGAAAAATATGAGATGATTAAACATAAGTGGAATTTAATGTCAAAAGAACAAAGGATGAAATTTATAATGATGGTTAGTGTTGGTAATAAATCATATTCTGAAAGAATTTCTAATTTAGAATATGATGATTTTGATGCTATTGATATAAAAGCATTATCACATAGAATTCCACTACAAGTCTATGATTTAAAAAAATTGGATATTGATTATGAAGAATATATGAAGGATATAACGAAGGAAAAAACTTATGGACATATTAAAAAATAAAATGACAGAAATAGTTGAAATATCAATGGGTGATTGTAGAATTGAATTTTATAATAAAAAAGGTGAAACAACAAAACCAGGAAGTGGAGATATAATTAGAAATTGGATGTGGCAATTAATTGGTCCAGGAATTGATTCTAAACGTGTGGTGTCAGTTGAAATCCCTAAATTAACATATGGTGATAATAATAAAGATTCATTAAAAATTAAAGTTGAAATGGAAATGATAGATGCATAAGTGTCAATTTCCTGGATGTAAATATGAAACTGAATTTCGGTTTCAAATACACAGACATCATATAATTCCACAAGAACATGAAAATACAAATGATAATAAAAATAATGTCATTTTTTTATGTCCAAATTGTCATAATAAAATATTCATTGAAGGCACACGAGGTATACATAAAATAAAAGCAGACAATTCCATAATTTTAAATAGATGGATGCAATCAACAGGTGGAAGAATATTGGAATATATAGATAGTAATGGTGAAACTCAGTTTCATGGAGAACAATAATGGAAAAAATATATGAAGCATTTTTAGATGAACTTACAACATTCTTAGGTAAAGATTTGGATGATGAAAAGGAAAGAATAAATGTAAAACCTGTTGAAAAACGTCAAGATAAAGCACGTGAAGATATTGATGTTCATGACACAAAATCTAATTATAATGATGGCAAGATGGGATTACCACCAGAATTTGTGAGTAGGCTTGTTCTTTATATTGATAATTTTTTTCCAAATGAAACAAAGATTAGTAATAGTCTTGGAAATGAATTAAGAAAGGTTATTGTAGTTGGTGATGGAAAAGAATTGACTAAAGTGCAGAAAAAAGTTAGAGATATTGTTTATAAAGAAAAAATGAAAATGCTCGATAAAATTAAAACAAGGTGTGCAGCAGTATTAACAGAACCTAAATAAATATTATGAAAACAATAGTTTGTGAAAAGTGTGGTTTGGTTATAGCAAAAATAAATAAGGGTGAAGTAAGAATGGATGTTAAGGTTTATTGTGATAAATGTATTGATAAACCAAAATATGATTTACCACCAGGATTTGATGAATTGTTTGGTGGATTTAAAAATTAAGGAGTTATATGGGCAATCAAAGAGAAGAGATAGATAATATAATTTCATATATTTTAATAAAAAAGTTAGTTCAACCGATCACTCGTTCCGTGGCATATCGTCTCGGATTAATAAACAATGCAGGTAGGGTTATTAGAGAACCAAACACAGAAAAAGAAAAGATGGCATTGACAGTGTTAGATAAATTAGTATTTAAATTAAAACGTTTACTTGGAGGTAAATTAATTAATCTAAATAGTTTTTTATATCTATCTACATTGTCAAATGATTTTTATAATAAACTTGTCGTAAAAGGAAGTATTGCTCAAAGAGCAGAAATCATAAGAATTAAAAAGGATATTCAAAAACTTGCTGAAAAATATGATAGAGATGATTTTCAAGGTGTTTTACAAACATTAATGGTTGAAAATATAAAAAACAAAGGAGAAGGTGATGTCTTATAAAGATTATTTAAATGATTTTGGAAAAGTAGAAAATAAAATTGAAACATTTAAAGAAGATATTGTTAATTCAAAAGAATTTGTGACTGCATTTTTGGATTTAACAAATGATGTCGATGACGAGATAAAGAGTTTATTTTTTGAGAGTTTAATGGGTACAATTGAAATCACATGTAAAGATAATTTTAAATAGGAGAAACATATGACATTAGAACAATTAAATATGCAAAAAAATAAAATCCAGGGTGATATGGATAAATTACAAGAAGAAATGGAAAAATTAAGAGAAGAAAAAGATAAAATTATAAAACAAATTGGAAAAATTACAGGTATTGAAGAAGAAGCAGATGGTGCAATCACAACAACAACTGCTGGAAATATTTCAAAATTAGGTGGTAGTGGTAATTATGCACCAAAAATTGGAATGATGTTAAAAAGAAAAACTAAAAAGAAAAAGAAATTGCATGAAAATAAATATAATCCATATGATAGTCATGCAATTGAATATATAGATAAAATGTTTGATTAAGGAGAAAGTATAAAATGGGAATTGCAGATTTTTTTGATTTAAATAAATATGCTAAATTCTTTAAGGTTGGTCGAATGGCTGAAGACCTTAGAGATAGAGAAGCAGCAGAAAATAGTCAGGGTATATCTCAAGAACAATTTGATTTAGGTATGATGCCTACAGGTTCAAATTACCATACTTCACAACATGGTAATTATATGAATGGAATGACTTCTATTAATATACAATTTGACCAGTATTTTGGAAATAAGGCACAAAGAATATCAACGTATCGTGAGATGTCAAGATATCCAGAAATATCTGATGCTCTTGATAATATATGTGATGATGCGATGTCAGAATCATCAAAAGGTATTATGATTGAACTTGATATTAAAGAAGAATTGCCATCACATATAGAAGATGAAATTAAAAAACAATGGAATTATTTAACAGATGAAGTTTTTAATTTTGGTGAAATAGCATGGGATTTATTTAGAAAATGGTTAGTCGATGGTGAGTTATATATAGAATTAGTTCTTGATAATGAAGGTGTAGATATTATTGGATTTAAAATTTTACCGGCACATACTATGGTGCCAGTATATGAAGAAAATAAAATTGTGGGGTTTGTTCAATCAGTAAAGCCTATTAATATTGATGCTGGACAAAGTTATGGTGCTCCTTCTGAAGATAAAAATATTTATTTTGATAAAGATCAAATCATATATGTTAATTATGGTGATATTGGTAGAAATAGATATGACGTTAGAGGATTTCTTGAAGCATCAATTAGAACATATAACCAATTAAAAAATCTTGAAGATGCTGTTGTTATTTATAGATTAGTAAGAGCACCAGAAAGAAGAATTTGGAATATTAATGTTGGTAGAATGCCTAAAACAAAAGCTGATGAATATTTACGTGGTGTGATGCAAAGATATAGAAAAAGAATTAAATATGATTCAAGTACTGGTGCGATGGATAGTGCTGGTAATATTCAAGCTATGGTTGAAGATTTTTGGTTTCAAAAAAATTCGGATGGTGAAGGAACTACTGTTGATACATTAGGAGCAGGACAAAATCTTGGTGAAATGCAAGATGTTGAATATTTTCTTAAAAAATTATATAAAACATTAAAACTTCCTTCTACACGTTGGGCAGATGTTGAAGGCACACAAATGTTTAGTACTGGCAAATCTGGTGAAATTACAAGAGAAGAAATTCAATTTTCAAAATTTGTACAAAGACTTCAAAAGAAATTTAAACCAATCCTCCTTGATTCGTTTATCACATTATTACGTGTTCGGGATGTCGTTGATAAAAGATATATTGATTATTCATTGTATAATATCATATTTACAGAACAAAATGAATATAAAGAATATAAAGATTTAGAATTATTAGAATCTCGTTTTGCTTTACTTGGATCAATTGAATCTTATATTTACAAACCAGAAGAAAATGAAAATGGATATTTTTCTAAAGAATTTGTATTACGTAATTGGTTTATGATGAGTGATGATGAATATAATATAAATAAAGAGATGTTAGAAAGTGAGAAAAAAACTGCTGCTGCATTAAGACAATCAGTTGGTTTTGATGATAAAAAAGAAGAAGTTGCGGGTGAAGAAGAATTTGGTAATGAAGCTGGTGCTGATGAATTTGGTAGTGAAACAGGTGGTGAAGAGTTTGGTGTAGAACCTGGTGGTGAAGGTGAAGGATTTCAAGGTGGGACTGAACCATCATCTGCTGATGAATTTGATGTCGGTGGTACAGAAGAAAGTTTTAAATTAACAAATAATAAAAATAAACTTCTTAGTGAATTTGTTGAGTTAGATAAACAAATTCTTAAAAAGAATAAAAAGAATAAAAGTGGAAATTAAGTTTTATGAGTCTATATGTGTCAATAAAAAATAGTGGATTATTTAAAATTATTTTTAAACAAATGGTAAGAGATTGTAGTTTATCAGAAGATATTTCCGATATATTGCTTGGTAATGAAATAGGAGAATAAAAATGAGTGTATCAGCAACATTAAATGGCGAAGTTGTGTCTATTGTCTATATAAATGGTAATGGTTCAAATGTATATGTAACATATATTGATAATAGCGCAGAATTAAGATTCACAAAAGTGAATTGGGAATTGGGTGGTAGTGCAGAAAATAGTTTATTAATTGCATCTGCTGCATCAATTATTTAAGAAAATATATAAATAATAATATAAAGATAATAATTCTATAGGAGGAAATTATGAAATCACTTATAAAAACTGTATTGGACGGAGATTGGGCAGATTTAAAACAACATATTGAAAGTAAAGCTGCTGCAATGATTAAAGTTAGAGTTGATGAAAAAAAGACTGATGTTCTTTCAAACTTAAATGATGTTACAAAAGAACAAATGGAAGAAGTTATTGCTATTTCAATAGATGGTAAATAATGAAAGAAGATACTGAAGTTGATGGAGAAAAAAAGAAACAATATTATTTGAAATGTCCATTTCTTGAAGCTGAGGTTTTGAATAAAAATGGAAGAAGAAATTTGTTAAAAGATATTATAAAAAAAGAGAACAATGGAGATAAAAAATGGCTAAACTGCTAACTGAATTTATTGACATATCAGATATTGATATTATAAAAGAAGAAACTGAAGTTGATGGAGAAAAAAAGAAACAATATTATTTGAAAGGTCCATTTCTTGAAGCTGAGGTTTTGAATAAAAATAATAGAAAATATATGAAAAAAACATTAATTAGAGAAGTTGACACATACTATAATGAAAAAATAAAAAAAAGAAGGTCATTAGGAGAACTTGACCATCCGCCCGACCCAACTATAAATTTGGATAGAGTGTCACATTTAATTACAGAGTTAAAAATGGAAGGCAATATTGGTTATGGGTGTGCTAAAGTTATAGATACACCAAAAGGAAGAATTGCAAAAACGTTGATTGATGAAAATATATTACTTGGGATGTCCACACGTGGTATTGGGGAACTTGATGGTAATTGTGTAGCAGATTCATATCGAATGATATGTATCGATATTGTTTGCGACCCGTCCGCACCTTCTGCATTTGTGGAAGGAATTCTTGAAAATAAAGAGTTTATCATTGGTAAAGATGGTGAAATTGTAGAAAAAGCTGTAGAAAATTTACAAAAAAAAGTAAATGAAAAATATAATAAATATACACGTAAAGATATGTCTTCAAATGCTTTACAATATCTTACTGAATTTATTAATGAAATAAAAATTAAAAATATGTAAAAAAATTATGATTTTTAATTATAGAAATTATAAATACTTATATAAATAATAATAGGAGGAAATTTAATATGTCAAAAAAAATTACTCAAAAGATAAGAGATTTGCTTACACCTGAAGATTTAAAAATTTTTGAGGGTGCTATGGAAGACATGATTAATAACCGTGTGAGTAAAAAGGTTAATGATCAAGTCACTCTTAGAGAGGAAGAATTAAAAAAGGAATATGCTACTTTATCTGAAGAGTTTTGTAATAAAGAGGTTACAAAAAGATTAGAAGATGAGAAAGCTAATTTAATAGAAACATATGACAGCAAACTTGTGAATTTGGAAACTAAGATTGTTTCAAGATTAGATTCATTTCTTGAAAGTACAATTAACGAACAAATTTCAGATGACATGCTTGAAAAAGTAGCTATTAATGAAACTTTACTTCCACTTGTAAATGGTTTAAAAGAAGCATTTGCAAAATATCATGTGGAACTTGATTCAACTGGTGAAAAGGCAATCAAAGAGCTTGCAGAGGAAAAAGAGAAGAATGCTGTTGAGTTAACAGAAGCAATCGCTAAGAATATGGAATATGAAGAAAGGTTAGAAAAGGCGGGAGTATTTCTTTTAATATCACAAAAATCAAAAGGACTTACTGAAACAGAAACTGCACATGTAGTTAAAACTTTTAAAGATAGAAAGTTTGAAGAAGTTGATGGTAAAATTGATGATTTTATTACAGTACTTAAAGAAGGTGTAAAAAAAGAAACAAAGAAAAACAAATCTGCAAAAACATCAAAGAAAAAGAAAGTCGATGATGTGATCACAGAAAATGAAGGTCTTGAAGCACCAAAGAAAAAGGTTGTTAAAGATGAAGAAATTAATGAAAGTGGAAAAAAATCAATGAGTGAGATTGCAAACGCTTACATTTTTTAAATAAAAAGAAAGAATCGAATCTTTTAATTATATAGGAGGATATTTAATTATGTCTAAAAGAGAACTTATAAAAAAATGGGAAGAATGTGTTGGTCCAATGAGTATCAAAAACATTAATGACCCATATGTTAGAGAAAATTTAGCACAGCTTCTTGAAAATCAAGAAACTAAAGATATGAATGGCCGTGAGCTATTCACTGAAACATCAGATGGTACAGTTAATACAACTAACCTTGATGCTTCAAATGTAAACTGGAGATTCCGTCCAGTAGCTCTTGCTCTTATGAGAAGAACATTTCCTGACTTGTTTGCAAATAAGACAGTCGGGGTCCAAGCCATGAATACTCCCGTCGGTTTATCTTACGCTTTAAGATTTACTTACGAAAAAGATGGAACAAGTGTTGAAGCTGCATGGGATGGTCCTGATAACTTTGGTGGATGGACAGGTAGCCCTGGTACATCAGCAGCATTGTTACAGAATTATGGTACTGGTGCATTATCAGCACAAAATGCTGGTATATATGATACATCAGGTACAGGTCTTTCTACAAGTGCTGGTGAAGCACTTCAAATTTTTGATGGTTGTATGGCAGCAGCATGTTCAGCTCAAGGCGAATGGAGACAAATCGGACTTAGAATTGATAGAACAGCTATTGAAGCACAAACAAGAAAAGTTGCAACATCTTTCTCACTTGAAGCAGCACAAGATATTAAAGCTATGCATGGTGTGGAAATAGAAAGAGAAATGGTAAATGTATTACAATATGAGATCACAGCAGAACTTGACAGACAATTACTTTATAGAATGAAAGTAGCTGCTGTTAATACATCTAATGGTGGATCTACAATCACATCTATCAACTGTGCAACAGGTGGAGATATTGATGGTAGATGGAGTGGAGAGAAGTACATGAACATTGTTGCTTCTATCATTCACCAAGCAAATATTATTGCTATCACAACAAGGCGTGGACCAGGAAACTTTGTAGTTGTATCTCCTGCTATAGCATCTTGTTTACAAGCAGCAGGTCATCAATTTGTACAGTATGAGTCAAAAGTAAATCCAACAACAGTTATGGCTGCTATTGGTAGACTTAATGGTACAATCGAAGTTTATAGAGATCAATATGCAAGAGCGGATTATGCACTTGTAGGTTATAAAGGTCCTGGAATTTCAGATGCTGGTATTATTTTTAGTCCATATATCATGGGTCTTCAAAATAGAGCTATTAGTCCTGATGATTTCTCTCCAAGAATTGGCGTTATGTCAAGATATGCTATTACAGATAGTTTACTTGGGAGTGGAAGATACTACAGATTACTTAGTTTCTATAATCTTAGTTCAATCATTGCTGGTGCTTAATATCAAATAAAAAATTGACAATTAACATTGACAATATATAAGAAAGGGTGGGTGGAAAATTATTCACCTACCCTTTTTTTATTAAATGTATAAATATATACATAGAAATAGAATTTATGAATTTTAGTTTGGGAGTTTATTATGATTGTTGCAAATGTTATTGGTTATGATTTTTCGTTTAAGTATAAGGGAAAAGATGGAGAAGGTATTATAAAAATTCCTTTTGATGGTATACCTTATAGTGTTCCTGATGATATTTTTAAATTTAAAGAGTTAAAAGAAGTTATGGTTGTTGACACATCAAATAAAAAAATAGTATTAGGAAATTTTGAAAAAGAAAAAAAACCTAAAGATAATAAAAAACCATTAGCAGGTATTAAAATAAAAAAGAAAAAGAAAAATCAAATTCTTTCAAAAAAGGTTAAATAATGGCAAAGATAACTACATTATCAGGACTTAAAAATTATATAATGCATATGCTCGGATTTCCTGTTATGCAAGTGGAATTAGATACAACTGATGATGGACAAATGGACATGGTAATTGAAACAACTGTTCAAGATTATCAAGAATTAAATTCATCAGAAGGTAACTATTTACATTATACAAGTATTCTTGTTTCTGCTGGTGTTTCTGAATATAATTTGTCAGGTCATAATATAGAAGCAATATATGATATGGATTTAGCTATGGATTTATATGGTATTAATGTGTTGTTTAGTCCAGAACATGTTTTGCTTTATGATCAATGGGTAAATAAAGGTAATTATCCGGGAGGTCCGGGATCTCGTTCAACAAGTAATACTGGATTAGTGATATCAGAATATCAAGTTGCTATGCAATATATAGAACAAATTAAAGTTATGTTTGGTAAACAACATACAGCAAAATGGCATAAAGAAAGAGAAGTTCTTGAAATTCTTCCACCACCAAAACAATGTGGTGTTGGAATGGTAGCTTTATATCTAAGAACAGAAGCAATTTATCTTTACAATAATAGATTAGTTAAAAAATTAGCAATTGCACGTTGTAAAGAATTGTTGGGTAGAGTTATAAGAAAGTATGCTGTAACGATGCCAGATGGAATTACAATTGATGGTGCATCATTAGTTTCTGAAGGTAGAGAAGATGAAAATAAGTGGTATGAAGAGATGCGGAGTGAGAGCGCGAGAGGGGATTTTTTTATTGGTTAGGAAGGAGATCATTTGGACTTTATTTGGAAGATATATAGAACAAACATTAAAATAAAAAGGACATTTATTATATGTTATTAAATGAATTTAAAAATTTACTATTAAGAGAATATGATGATTATAATTATTATAATTTTGGTTTTGATGTTTCTTTTGATAATATCAATATCCCTGATGATAGAGATTCAAGAATAAAATTAGAGGAATATTTATCAGGAAACATAGATGGTGATATAGGCAATTTAGAGGACGTTCAGAGCATCATGTATGATGACATGCTAAATGTCACTGGACAGATTAAGTTGCCTTCAAGCATATCCTATGGCTCTTATGAGAAGAGTCCTGGTGAATTAGCATTAGATATTTATAATAATGTATTAATTAACATATTTAACACATCAATATCTGATGTTGGTGTTGTATTTAGTGATGAAACAGAAAAATTTAAATAAAATTTTAACAAAAGGGAGATTTACATGGATTTCAAAGAATTTTTAAAAGAAAGAGAAGAAGAGATGATGGGTCAAGAAAATGATGAATTAAAAGCGAAAGTTGTCGCTATATTTACAGAAGGAGAACCTGTAACAGTAGAAACGATTACAGCAAAATCAGCAGAACTTGAAATGGAAAAAGAAGAACTTGAAAATGAAGTTTATAAAGTCTTGTATGATATGCTCAATGTTGAAGATGAAGAAATGAATACACCATCTGAAGAAGAGGGCGGAGAAGAATTGGAAGATGATGCTGGTGAAATGGATTTTTAAATATTAGGAGGTTCCAATGGGAATTTTAGGTGAACAATCCATTTTAACAAAATTAGATGGATATATAAATGAAAATTATATATTTGAAGAATATTCATTTCAACCAGTCGGTGAATATGATGTTGAATCAAATATATCATTTAAAGTGTATAATAATGATGATCATATAGCATCTGTAAAGATCACTAAAATTGATGGTGAATCTGTTGATGCAATTAATGATGATTATGATTATCGGGATGTCTATGCTGATATTACATTAGAACTTGAAGGTAAAGAAGATGAGTATGATGTAGAAGCAGTGAAGAAATGGATATTAGAAAAATTATCATCTATGGGATATGATAAAAACCCTGCTAAAATTGATGATGAAGAATATGATGTTACAAAATATAAAAAAGAAATTTCAAATGAACCCGAAGAAGATGAACTTGATAATGTAAAGGGTGATGTTGAAACATATGATGATACAAAATTTTCTCTTGATGATATAGAAGAATCTATAGAGGATGAAATTGAAAGATATAATATCAAAATACCAGAATGGAATTCTTTAGGTGGAACTAAAGAATCTAATCAATTTTCTAAAGAATATAATGACATACCATATGAAGGTATTTCTATTATTGTTGATTTATCATATAAATCTGATGAAAATGGAAAGTATGATGATACTGTATTTTTTTCTCATCCAGAATCCAGTGGACATTATCCTTCGTATGATATAAATAGACGAAATTATAAATCACTTGGGGAACTTTTAAATGATGTGTATAATAAATTTAAATCACATGCAATTAAATTTGGTAAAGAGATAGACTAATAAAGGGCAATTGTCAATGTTAACATATTATTATCCAAGAACAATACGTCAAATTAGTGTTGCTATTTTAAATATGTTTAATGACATGAAAGTTGTTAAATATGATAAAGATGGTAATGCTATTTTTGAGCGTAAAGTACCAATTACATGGGGACCAGTTGAAAAATATCATCTTGATAGAAAAGAAGATCATTATGTAGATGCTGATGGTATTCAACATAATGTAAAATACTATTTACAAATACCAAGGATGGCTATAGTATTAAATGGTATTGTTTATAACTCTGAAAGAGCTACAGGTGTTAATCAGTGGAGAAGTTGGTTTAAAGAATCATTAGAATTAAATGATGCTGATACTGAAGTTGATACTATTATTACAGATTATCAACCAACACCTTGGGATTATAATTTCACATTATACATCAAAACTGATTCAACAGATTATTTAGCTCAAATTCTTGAAAATGTTCTACCTTATTTTAATCCATCTTTACAATTACGTGTAAAGGAATTTTCATTTTTAAATATTGAAAGAGATTTGAAAGTGACTATGGATGGTGTTAATCCAGAATTTGTTGATGATATGGATGAAAATGATACTAAGTTTGTTAATGCAACAATTAATTTGACTGTTGAAGGTTGGGCATATAGAAAATTTTTATATTCAAAAGTCATTAAAATTATTAATACAAAATATTTACTTCAAGATACAAGTGTTTATCTTGAAGGGTTTAGTGTGTCTGGTATTGAAACATCAGGCGCAACAGCCACATCAGCAGGAACACCAATTGAAGTTAGTGCTGTTCCAACATCAGGTAGTTATTATGTTAGTGCTTCATATTATGAACCTAATAAAGAATTTGATTGGTTCCAAACATATCATGAAACGAGTGGTTTTGGAATAACATAAGGAGATACACAGTATGTCAGAGTTAAGTGCAGCTTTTGAAGGATTAGAAGAAGCTTTTGATACTGAATTTGAAGAGGATGGATTATTTACAAATGATACATCAATTGTAGTGAGAGATAAAAGTGAATTAGTCCCAGTAGTAACAGATGATGATAAAACAATTAGAGATACTGATTTTGTTTCTAATGAAATAAAATGTCTTATTGAATCAAGTAAAGGTGTTTTAAATAGATTAGATTCTGATATTAAAATTGGAAGTAAAGCAAGTATGTATGAGGTATATTCTCAGTTGACAAATTCAATAACTGCACAATTAAAAGAATTAAGACAGTTACATGAATCTGTTGCTAAAGTTAAAATGGATAAAGGTAAAAAGTCATTAGTTGATGGAGAAATTTCTGATAAAATTGAATTAACATCTGAACAATTATTGGATATGATTAATAAAGCAGCAGAAAGAAGTGAGATGAAAGAAATTAAAGCTGAATTTAAAGTTGATGATGAAATGTTACCAACAAAAGAAATTAATATTGATGATGGTGAATAGGAGAGTTTATGTATCAAGGTAATAAAAGTTTACGTGCAGAACACGAAAAGATTATTTATACCAAAGATTTGATAAATGAATATATAAAATGTAAAGAAGATATTATTTATTTTGCTGAAAAATATTTTTATATTGTTTCTAATGATAAAGGTAAACATAGAATTGAATTGTATGGTTTTCAAAAAAAAATATTAAAAGCATTTATATCAAATCCAAAAGGTAAAAAATCCGTCATACTTTTATTACCAAGACAAAGTGGAAAAACAACAACATCAACTGTATATTTGTTACATTATATGATTTTTAATAAAGATAAAAATGTTGCAATATTGGCAAATAAAGAAAAAACTGCAACTGAAATTATGAGAAGAATTCAGTTAGCATATGCTATGTTACCAATATGGTTACAACAAGGTATTGTTGAAGGTGGGTGGAATAAAACATCAATTAGACTTGCAAATGGCATGAGAGCAATATCTTCAACAACATCTTCAGATTCAATATCAGGAGAAGCAATATCATTACTTTATATGGATGAGTTTGCAAAAGTAAAAAATCATGTAGCACAAGAATTTATTACAGCAACAATGCCTGTTGTATCATCAAGTAAAAATTCTAAAGTTATAATGGTTTCTTGTGTTACAGATGATACATTTGTTAATACACCAAATGGTATAAAAGAAGTATCTGATTTTATTAATTATGATATGATTGAACACCCAAACATTGGTTATGAAATTGATGAATATTCTGTTATAGGTAAAGATGGAGTTAATAATGGTAAAATAATGGTTAATAGTGGGTATGTTGATACTAAAATTATAACATCTCAATCATCTAAAGTTGAATGCTCATTAAGACATCCTTGGTGGGTATGTAAAAATGGAAAATTTGATTGGGTTAGAACTGAAGATTTAGATGGTTCTGAATATATTGCTATTAAATATGGAATGAATAAATGGGGAAATAATGATGTTATTCCAAAAATAAATATTGATGATTATCAACACAATGTTAATGATTATAGAATTGATAAAATAACAAAAGATTTTGCTTATTTTATCGGCCTGTATATATCTGAGGGTAGCATTCAAAGAAGTAAAAAAAATATTAACAATATATTTTATTCTGGTGTAAATATAACATGTGGTGATGATGTTAGTGGTGTTTTAAATTCTTTAGGTTTTAAATATTATTGTCCTGATGGTTTACATTATAGTATTAGTTCAAAGATATTATGTGATATTTTAATATCTTTAGGGTTTGATTTAAATAGAAAAGCACCACGAAAAATAATACCTAAAAGATTATTTGAAATGTCAAGAGATAATGTTGTATCTATGTTACAAGGCATTATGGATGGTGATGGGAGTAGTCAAATTAATAAGGGGACTGTGTGTATTAGATTATCATCAAAACGTCTTATAGAGCAGATTAGAGCTATTCTAAACAATTTTGGTATATTGTCAACTTATGTGAATGGTATAACACCACCAAATGAATTAGTTAAAGTTGAATCTGAATATTTTGGTATTGAATTAAATAAAACAATGTCAAGAAAATATTATGATATGATTGGTTTTAGATTTAAGAGAAAACAATTAAAAGAAAAATATTTACCAGAAAGTATTAAGAGAGATAGCTTTGATGTTATTCCATATTCAAAAGATATCATAACATCATTGAAATATACTCATAATGATGATGATTATAAAAAAATTGTAAATTCTGGAATGTTAAAAGGAAATTATAAAAAGAATTTTCATTTCTCAAGAATGTTAATGTTAAGACATAAACAGATGTTATTGAGTTTAAATAATCCTATTATAAATAATCTTTATGAAAATATTTCAGAAGATATAAAATGGGAACCAATAAGTAAAATCATAAAGTCTAAAAATAAAGTTTATGACTTTTCATTGAACCATATTGATGGTGATAAATGGTGTCATAGTGTGTCATATAACAATATGTTAGGACATCAAACCCCACTTGGATTAAATCATTTCTATGATTATTGGTCAAATGCAGTTAAGGGAGAAAATGATTTTTTTCCTATTAAAGTTGGTTGGTGGGAACATCCAGATAGAGATGAAGAATGGAAAGAAAGAACTATAAGTTTATTGAATGGAAATATAATAAAATTTAACCAAGAATTTGGGTGTAAATTTTTAGGATCATCAAATACATTGATAGATGGTGATGTTCTTGAAAGATTTGAATATATACCACCAGTATTAACTAAATGGAATGGTTTATTCACAATTTTTGAAAAACCAAAAAAGGACACTCTTTATATATTAGGAATTGACACAGGAAAAGGAACTGGCAGAGACAATTCTGTTGTTCAAGTATTAAAAATTGAAAATGAAAAAAGTGTAGAGCAAGTTGCAATATATAAATACAATAGGATAGACACACACGAATTTGCTAAAGTGTGTATTGGTATAAGTCAATATTATAATAATGCTTATATGATGATTGAAAATAACGGTGAGGGTGGAGAAACTGCTCAAACTATTTGGTTTGAATATGAGAATGAACTTATATTAAATTGTGATAAAAAAGGTATTGGCATAAGGTCAACTAAAAAAAGTAAGTTGAAAGCTAATTTGAATTTAAAAAGATATCTTGAACATGGTTGGTTAAAATTAAATGATAGAGATACGGTTGTTGAGTTATCTAAATACATAGAGGTAACACCAAACGTATTTAAAGCAGAAACAAGAACAACACATGATGATTGTGTGACATCATTGATTTGGGGGATGTATTTTTTAACAACTCATTTTTTTGATGGTAAGGATACAAGTGTAAAAAGAATAGATGATGAGTATAATTTAGGTGATGATGACGACTCACCATTAATACTTTTTTCATAAATATTTTAAAATAAAAAGGAGTGGTTATAATGCAAATAAAGGTATTAAATTATAATTGTAAAATATGTAATGTAAAGTTTGAAAGGTTGGGGTCATTAAAAAAACATTTAATAGATGTACATAATTTTGATGATGCGAAGAAATTAGAATATTATGATAAATATTTTAAAAAAGATGATACTAACTGTTTATGTTGTGGTAAAAGATTACGATTGGTGAAAAATAATTTTATTGAAGGATTTATGAAATTTTGTTTTAATGATGATTGTGCTATGGGCAAACAAATTCAGCAATGTGTAATACAAAAAAATTGAGTGATAAAAGAAAATTATATGAACGACAATGTATGGATGTTATAAATGGGTAAAGATGAAGACAATAAGCTTTTAATTATTTTTTATGGAGAAAATTTGAAATGGAATTTAGTAGTATGAATATACTGTGTGATGAATATCACCTTGAAGATTATAAATTATTTTTTGGTGACAGAATATTAGAAATTGCGTTATGGGATAAAGAACAAAACAAAATAAATTATGTTATCACCGTTGATAATTATAATGCTGTACAAGATGCATTTTCATATATAAATTATGTGTTATCATTAGATACACCTTTAAAAGTTGGTAGTGTTGTGTGTCGTAAAGAATATGATAAATTTATTATAAAGGGTGTTGGTGGAGATAGATTTAGTCAAGTTGAAAAATTTAAAATTGAATATTATGATATGTTAAATGGTTTGTGTTTGTTTTTGGAATGTAAAGATATGGGTGGAATAATAGGATATATTAATGTTGGTGAATTCATTGAAAAATTTAAATCTAAAGAGTGGTATATAAAATAAAATAAAATAAAATAAAATAAAATAAAATAAAATAAAATAAAATAAAATAAAATTGAATTTTTTCATAAATATTTTAAAATAAAATATATAAATAATTATATAAATAGAATATTATAATTTTTGATATTAAAATTAGGAGGTTAAAATGCCAAGAGTATTTTCAACACCGGACGTTTATCGTAGAGAAATTGACTTAAGTGAAATTCTTGTAGCAAGTGGTATTTCAAATGGTGCTATTGTTGTAAGATCACCAAAAGGTCCAATAAGAAGACCTGTATTAGTTTCAAATGATAAAGAATATATTGAACAATTTGGTAATCCTGTATTTACATCAGGTTGTGGTTTATCAGGTATTAATAAATTAATACCAGAATATGGTTATGGTTCATATGGAGCACTTGAATTTTTAAAGGAATCATCAAATCTTTACGTAGTAAGAGCATTTGATACTGGTGATGCGTATGCAGCTATTCAAGTTGATACTAATCAAGAAAGTGTAACAACTCAAGTATCTGATGGTATACCATCATTAACAGCAACACCGGATGTGTTTGATACAGCAGATAAAATTTCAAGTATCGATACTATTGGTGATACAAATACAAAACCTTTACTTATCGGATTTGTAAGTCCAGGTAAAGAAGGTAATGAATATGCTGTTACTGTAGAAACATTGCATCCAGATGCTGATTGGCTTTATAGATATGATGATTATCCAACAGACTTATCTGCTACAACAACTGGTCCAAATTCAATTTGGTCAAGTGGCACTTCTGCTGATATAGCATCTCATTTTCCAATTGCAAGTAAAGTATTTAAAATTAAAGTTTATAAAAGACCTGAAAATAAAACATGGGATGAGATGTATTCAAATTCTGCTGATAAAGCAGATGTTAAATTAAGATTAACTGAATTAGAATCTTATTATGCAACATTAACACCACAATTGGATAGTGATGGTAAATCACTCTATGCTCCAGATGTAATTAATGGTAATTCACAAGCAATATATGTTAATTCAAATATTGGACAAACTTTTGATTATTCATACACATTTAGTGGAACAAGTGGTTCTGCACGTTTACCTGATGGTACAGATAATGCTGGATTTTTTGTTTATAATAATGATAGACTCTGTAAATTACTAAGTGGCACAGTAAATCAAGAAAATGGTTTAGATAGTGGTGATGATGAGTTTTGGGCTTATTTTAATGATAGAGAAGAATTACCAGTACAAATTTTGGTTGGTACAAGTTATAATACAACAACAAAACAAGCAATGGGTGAATTAGCTGGTAGAAGATTTGACTGTATTGGAACATGTCAAGCTGGAACTTTAGATGATATTACTTATCAAGAAGTTCTTGAAGCTGAACAATATGGTTATATTTCACCATCGTACATGGCAATCTATGCCGGATATTCAAAAATATATGATAAAAATAATGATAAATTTGTTTATTTACCAAATAGTATCTATGGTGCATCATTGTATGCAAGAGTAGATCGTATTAGTGATCCTTGGAATGCTCCTGCTGGTATAGATAGAGCAACATTAGCTGTGTTTGATCAACTTAAAGTTTATAGTACAGATCATATCGGCAAAATGTATGATAAAAATATTAATACAGTTAGATTTATTAGAGGTGTTGGTTTTGTTATGTGGGGTCAAAAAACTGCACAACTTAAGAAATCTGCACTTGACAGAATTCAAGTTAGAAGAACTTTATTATATATTGAAAATAATATTGAGAGTGCTTTATTACCATTTGTATTTGAAAATAATACAGAACAAACAAGATTGAGAGTTTGGTCATTGGTTGATAACTTCCTTGGTGGTGTTCTTGCTGGTGGTGGAGTAACTGATTATGATGTTGTGTGTGATGAAACTAATAACACATCTAACGTTATAGATAGTAATCAAATGAATTTGGATTTGTATGTTTCTCCGGTAAAAACTGCTGAATTTATACAGTTTACTACGGTGATCACGAGGTCAGGCATTTCATTTTCAGATGTGAAGCTTAAATACGCTTAATATAAATAATATAGAGAGGGACAGTAGTTTGCAAGCTATTTCCTGAAACCTTATCAAGTAAGGATTACCTCTCAATTTTAAAATTCAGATAAGGAGAATTAAAATGAAAGATGAAAAAAGATTTTATGTTTATGTGTATCTTGATCCAAGAAAACCAGGAAAATATGTTTATGGAAAATATGAATTTGATCATGAACCCTTTTATGTTGGCAAAGGATGTAAACGGCGTTGGAAAGTGCATTTAACAGAAGCTAAATATAGTGATGTCAGTAATTATAGATTGAATAAAATTAGAAAAATATGGAAATTAAATTTAGAACCTATAGTTATTAAATATAAAAATAAAATAAATGAAAATGAATCGTATAAATTAGAATTTGATTTAGTTGATAAAATAGGAAGAATTATAAAAAATAATGGTCCATTAGTAAATATAACTGATGGTGGAGAAGAATTTTCTGGTTTACAAAATGAATCAAATGGTAGATGGAAAAATATTGATGAAAATGAATTATTAAAATTATACGATTCTGGGATGCCAATTGAAAATATTGCAATAAAAACTGAAACATCAATACCATTAATACGCAGACGTTTGAAGTATTGGGATGTAGAAAAAAGAAGTAATATAAATATTGGTACAGAGAGAACTGATGGTTGTAAAAGAAAAATATCAGATTCTAAAAAAGGTAGATTTGGAGAATTAAATGCAAATCATAAATATTCATATACATTCATTTCACCAAATAAAAAAGAATACAAATTTAAAGATATAAATAATTTTTGTATAAAATTCAATCTTAATTATGGGAGTATAAGAAAATCCTTTAAAAGACAAGACGAATTTTATAAAAAATGGAAAATAGAAAGAGAACTAATAAAATAGGAGGAAATTATGCCAGGTTCACCAAATAACTTCACTATAGAAGGACGCATGAAGACGATGTTGGATATCCAGCGAAATTGGTCCTGGAGCTTATTAATTCCAGGGATTAATTCAGTTGCACCAACAACAGCATTACTTGACATGGAAGATTTACTTATACGTTGTAGAAGTATAAGTATACCATCACGTTCAAATACAGTAACACAATCAGATTTTATGGGTATGAAGCAATTCTTTCCTGGTAAACCTGATGTTGGTGGTACAGTAGGTGCAACATTTGAAGAAACAGAAGATATGGCAGTAAGGAGAATATTTTGGGAGTGGGAACAAAATATATTTAACATTAACCCAAAAAGTGCATTAACTGCTGGTAAGTCACGAAGACCACTTAAGAGATTGGTGACAAAAGACATTTTCTTAGTTATGTATAGTTATGCAGGAATACCATTGCCAAAATCAGTAAGATTTCACAATGCATTTGTACAAAGTGTAGGTGATGTTGCATTAGATTATGGTGCAGGGGAATCAGTAAAATATACAGTGACATTCCAATATGATTTTTGGACATTATTTCCAGATACTACACAACCTTAAAAATTATATAGCATTTAGGGAGAATAAAAATGAATTTTGGTAATAATTTACAGAATTTTTATGAAAATAAAAATGTTCTTCCTTCGTGGAAATTTTTAGTTGACATTGTTACAGATGGTGATAGTAAATTATATGAGAATAATAAAAAAATCAAAAAATTATTTTCAAAATTGAGGTATCATCATATTGTTGATGTGTCAATACCGATGTATAGATTTACACAAGAAAAGACGATGTATGGACCTGTAGCAAAGACATTTCCAGTATTAAATCATGAAGGGTTTGATTTTAAGATAGCTTTTGAGGATGATAATGAGGGGAATGTGATGAGGTTGATTCATTATTTACAACAGACTGTGGTGAGGAGAGATGGGATATACAATGCATTAAATCTTAATACAATTGGGAAGGTATTTGTACATTTATACAATCATAATGGAATTGGAGTTTGTAGATGGACAATGAATAAAGTTTATTTTCTTGGGACTGAAGATTTAAATTTAAGTTATAAGAGAGATGACATAATGACATACAACATTCATTTTGGATGTGATGTTATTAAATTTGAAGAAAATGATAATATAGTTGAGGAGTCTGAAACTCAAAGTAACACAAAAAGAGACAAGATATTTGCAATTTAAAATAAAGTTGAATTAATTTAAAAGGAGAAAGATGTTATGAAAATGGAAAAACCAGATGCTACTACAAATAAAGATGTTGATGGTCAAGCTGCTTTACAAATGATGGCAAAGATGCAACAAGATGCTGAAGAGAATGTACAAAAAGAAGAATTTAATTCTTCAGTAAATTCACCTTCAACAATGTATCAAAATAGAAAAGTTGACAATGCAAATTATTGGGAGATAAAAGATTTACCAACTAAAAACAGATTATATCCACCTAATACAATGATTGAGGCGAGGCCGTTAAAAGTTATTGAAGTTAAAAAATTAGCATCTATCAATGAATCGAATGCTGATTATGTCATAAATGACATTATAAAAAGAACAGTTCGTGTTACAGGGATAAGTGATGTTGGAGAGTTATATCTTGCTGATAAATTATATATCATTTTTTGGTTAAGAGGTGTGACATATAGAGATAGTTCATATACAATAGAATTTAAATGTCCAAAATGTAATAAGAAATCGAATTATCATTTTGAGATTAAAAATTTAAATGTAAATTATCTTCCAGATGATTATGATCCAAATGAAAAAATAGAATTAGAGAGTGGAGATGGTATAAAATTACAACATTTAAAAATTAAAGATGAAAAAAACATTGAAAGATTTGTTGAAATTAATGAAAAAACTTTAGGTGAAATTGACACAGAATTATTAGCATTAGCATGTATGATCACAGAAATAAATGGAAATGAAAAAATCACATTATCTGAAAAATATAATTATGTGTTAGATTTTACACCAAGAGATTTATCGTACATAACAACATACATTGACAAATATGGTGTAGGAATTGAACCAAACATGAATGTTGAGTGTGCAGAATGTGGAGGTGTTGTCCCTATGGGAATCACGTTTCGTTCCGACTTCTTTCTTCCCAAGTGTAAGCTTAGATAGTATACGAGAAATTGAATTTCAACTTGAAGTAAATTTTCGATCAATTTCAAATTTTAATGATTTAGAATATTTTGAATTGGTTATAAAATATGAAAAATTAGTTGACTATCGTAAAAAAGAAAATGAATCAGAAAATAATGATGCTGGTGAGATGTCTATAAAAAATTTCAATCCAAAACTACATCAAAGCGTAAATCGTGAATAGAGGATGTTTTACAAATGCCAGACAAACCAAGAGATAATGAATTTTTAAAACAAAATCAGGCTGCTCAATTTATGCAGCGTACTACTGAAACAATGACAAGAAAACTTGGTGGTATTTTTAATAATACTGCCAAGTCATTTTCTATTAATACAGATTTTCAATTAGAAAATACTAACACATTAAAACGTATAGATTCTTCATTAACTAATCTTAATAAAACATTAGCATCTCAAGGTAATTTATTATCTAAAAATAATACAGCAGCATTGAGATTACAACAACAAACTGCTAAATTTTTAAAAGATTCAAAAACAATAAAAGCTGAGAAAGCATCATTATCTACAAAAGATTTTATTAGAAGACAAGATCCAAATGAATCTATGAGAACTAATATTGAAGATATGGAAAAGTTATTAACTGAAATTAGAGATAATGAAGCAGATGCAAAAAAGAAAAAGAAAGGTGGATTGTTAGGTTTACTTGGTGGGTTTGGTGGTCTTTTAGTTGGTGGTGGGTTACTTGGTTATTTAATGACAGGTAAGAAAGAATTTTTAATCCACATTGTTAAGGGAATGACGAAGTATATAGGTAAGTCATTGGTTGGTTTGTTTAAAATTGGAAAGATGGCAACATCTATAAAAAATATAACTAAAATAGGTAGTGTGTTTAAGGCTATCGGTGCAGTAACTAAAACTCTTGGTAAAGTATTTGGTAAGGGATTTGGTAAGAGCGTTACTAAAGCTGGAACTAAATCACTTGCTAAAGGTGTTGGAAAAGCTGGTAGTAAATCTTTACTAAAGAAAATACCAGTTGTTGGTGGTCTTTTAGGGTTGATGTATGGTATAATGCGATTTAGAAAGGGTGATTGGATTGGTGGACTCTTAGAAGTTGCATCAGGCATAGCATCAATCGTTCCTGGCGTAGGTACAGCATTAAGTATAGGTATTGATGCCTTGTTATTGTTTAGAGACTTTAAGGGTGTTGAGACTGGTGCAGGTAGTGCAAATGAAAAATTTGTTGGTGGTACAAAGAAATTTGGGATGTCATTTCTTAGAAATCTACCTGGTATTGGTACTGTACTTCGAATGAAAGAAGGATTTAAACAGTGGAGTGGTGGAAGTAAACGTAAAGCATTGGGAACATTTGCTGGTGCATTATCTTCAATAATCCCTGGTGGTGGTGTATTATTCGATGTCACTAATACTATGGTTGATGTTTTTGCAGAGAAGGGTTTGATTGGTAGAGTTACAAAAATTGCAGATGAAGGGATTTTTAAAAAGGGTGTTTCTATTTTAGGTGATAGTGTTACTGGTGTCGCTGGCCTTGCTGGTAAAGGTATTGGTAATTTGTTTGGTAGAAAAAAACGTGAAGATCGAGGTGGAGATAATATTCATGCATATACAGCACGTGGGATTAAATCATTTGGTACTGCATCAAAATATAAAATATCTGAATTTATTGAATCAAAAATGTTAGATATTGGGTTTCATCCATCAGTGAAATCAAAACGAGATTTAAAAGGTATAAAATCAAAACAAAAATATAAAGGAATAACATATTACGATCCTTGGAATCCAAATTTTGAGGGTGTGCAACCAGACATGAAGATGAATTTTAAAAATATGGCACAAGAATATTTTGCTAAAACTGGCAACACAATTCAAGTTAATTCTGGTAAAAGATATGGTGGTGGTAATTCTACACATAATACTGGTTGGGCTATTGATATCAATTCTCAAGATGCTAATGTGTTAGAAAATATGGGGTTATTACAAAGGTATGGTTTTCATAGACCATTATTAAATTGGTCAAAAAAGAAAGAACCTTGGCATGTTGAACCATATCCTGGTGAAGATGTTTATGGTGATAGAAATACCATTAATAATGATTTTAGAATAAAAACTTTAATGAATAAAAATCCAAAATTCACTATGCCACAACAGGGTGGAGACAATATTAATGTACCAAAATCTATCATACCACAACAGGGTGGAGACAATATTAATGCACCACAGGGGATTGTTGAAAATAAGCTTAAATCAGATAAACCAATTCAAGTCGTATTGACAGATAAAGATATTAATAATTTAGCAATTGCGATTGGTGAACAAATAAAAAAAATAAAACCAAAATCTCAACCATTATCTAACACACAGATAGTGTCTGGAAGAAAATTATAAGAGGTTAAAATTATGGCATTTAATGATAATGATGTGTCTTTGTTTGATCAGAATTCATGGAAAGAATCAGGATTAAATAAAGTTAATGAAAATAAAAAAGGTTTTGCAACTGGGCATAGTGTTATAAAAATTACACCCAATTATTATTTTTGGGGAAAAGGACGTAATGATTTATCTCCAGTTATAGGTGTTATTTTAAATAGAGTATCAATTTCTATTGATAGTGAATGGCAAAGAATGGGTGTTCCTAAACTACCATTAATTAAAAGTATTGGTGATTTTGCTGGACCAGTGTCTGATTATACAGCAATGGCAGGTGCTGGTGATCTTGGTGCTGTATGGATGTCAAAACAATTATGGAGAAAAAATGGTTATTTAAGAATTGCACCAGAATTTAGAATTGTTGATTGGGATGGAACTGGAAAACCCATATATTTAGCTTTACAAATCGCTAAAATGTGTTTACCAGGAGCAAGTGATACTAATGCTAAACTTCAAGAATTGTCTAATAACTTATTAAATTTAGTTCATGATGATGTTGAAAATTTTGTTAAAGGTGGTGTAGAATTGGTTGGTGATATTGGAGATAAACTTATTGGGGGTTTAAAAAAAGTAGCACCTGATAATGTTAAATTATATTTAAATAATGTTGGAGCTGTGGCTAAAAATGTTTTTGACATAATAAATGCAGAAACTGTAAGCAAAACAATATTAGAAGATGCACACGATCTTATAACATTAAAAAAAGCACCACCACCAGTAAAAATACAAATTGGACAATATTTTTATCATCCAGATATGGTGATAAAAAATGCAACATTTAATTTTTCAAAAGAGGTTAGTGATTTAGGACCATTATATGTAGATGTGACATTAGAACTTGAAACAAGAAAAATAATGACAGGTCTTAATGATGTTGGTTTTGTTGGTGTTGGTAAGATGGCATCAAGAGCTAAAATTGTGAAAAGTATGCCAAAAACTAAAACTAAAACTAAAAGTGATGCTGCTGATATTAAAAAATCTCTTAATGAACTTAATGATAAAATAGCCACACCTATAAGTGATCAATTAAGAGAAACATGGGATGTGTTAAAATCAATTAGATTAGGTGGATAATCATGAAAGATAAATATGATAGAACTAATATATTACCAACAACATCAGGAACTGATTATTTAGAAAAGGATTTAATTCTTAGTAATTGGGATCTATTTGAAATAAAAAGACCAATTCAATATAACAGTATTAAGAGACAAGATATAGGTAGACCTGATTTATTATCATTAAGAATATATGGAACTATGAGTTATTTCTGGATATTAGCAAAAGTCAATGCAATTGATGATTTTTGGAATGATATGGTCATAGGAAGAGACATTATAATTCCTGATGTATATGATATTAAAGATTGGGTTCTTAAAATGAGAAGTAGATTAAGAAGGAAATAATATGTCATTACCAGCACAACATTTCTATATTGATTTAAGAATAAAAGATAAGAGTGGTGTAAATACATCAGTCACTGAATTACAATTGACAAATTCTAATTTAGGATATATAACAATAACTGAGGACATACTATCATTATTACCAAAATTAGAAATGGTTATTAATGATGTGGGAGGATTAATAGAATCTTTTCCTTTATTAGACAATGATGTGATGAGTATAGTTATATCTCAATATGAAGATGGTGAACCATCAATTGAGATGGATTTTATAATAAGCGATTATGAGTTTGATTCAGATAATGGAGCAAATCATTTCAATAAAATTAAAATTGTGGGATATGCATATTCTGAAGATTTGTTTGTACCATATAGAAATAGAAGTTTTAATGGTAATAGTGTGGATGTATTAAAAAAGATTGCAAAAGAAACAAAGATTGAATTTGACAACCCACATAATATAAGTCCTAATGATAAAATGATATGGTATCAGAATAATAATAATTATAATTTTATTAGAAATGTGTTAAGAAGATCTTACATCTCAAATGATGGAGTATTTTTTTATTCTAACACTAAAAATAAATTTGTATACACATCATTTAATTCAGAAATAGAAAAAGAAGAAAATTTTAAAACAGAATTTGATGAAGAACGTGTTGATAATTTTTTATTGATGGAAAATGAAAAAAATATTATGTTTTTTAATGCTTATGATGTTGTTAATTTAACAGGTTTATTTAACAAGATAAGTAATTATGCAGCAACATTTGGTTTTTATGATTTGAAAGGTAAATATAAGGGTGAAGTTGTAGATAATATAAAAAAATTAACACAGTTATATAATAAAAATAAAAGATATGATGGACAGCCATCAATATTTAATAATGTTGGGATGTTTGGTAATGGTAATGTTTTTAAAGAATATCCAAGAGCTATAGTTCAAAATTTATATTTTAGATATAATTTGTTTTCAACATCTTTAGTTTTAAATATTAATTCAATGACAGATGTTAAATTGTTTGACAAAGTGAAAGTGGGTTTACCATCACCACTTAATGATGATTTTAATGAGGTATATTCAGGATACTATGTTGTTGGTTCAATAACTCACAATATAACATCGGATGGTGTATATCAAAAGAAAGTATTATTATGTAGAAATGGTATTAACAAATCAGATGAATTAAAAAATTATGAAATTAATTAGGAGATGTGATGTTTAAAGGTAATGAAAATATAAAAAAGTTAATGTCACAAGATATTGTAGAGTCATTAAATGATTTTTTAAATAGTGAAGAATATGAAGATAAATATGAGGGTAATTTTACTGGAATCGTTGTTGACAATGTAGATTCAGATAAAGTTGGTAAATGTAAAATTAGAGTGTTTGGTGTACATGGTGATAAAATTCAAGATAAAGATTTGCCTTGGGCATTCCCAGATTTTGATTTTAGGGGTGGTTTAAAAGGAAATTTTATTATACCACCTGTGGGTTGTATTGTTAATGTTTATTTTGAAAGAGGTGAAATTTATATTCCAAGATATTCGAATAAAGTTATTGATGAGAATAAATTACCAACAAATAAAAATGATGATTATCCTGACAATATGATTTTTTTTGAAACAGATAATGGTGATAAATTTGAAATTAATAGAAAGAAAAAAACAGTGTTATTTGAACATGCAAGTGGAACTAAAGTTAAACATACGATGAAAGAATCTGAAATTGAGCATCATTCAGGTGCAAAGATAACAATTGATAATTTAGGAAATATTACAATAGATTCTCCTAAATCAATATCATTAAATCATAAAATAATGACAGAAAGCAATGGTAAGGTAGTGGTTCCAAAGGGAGAAGGACCATTTTGCTGTTTACCTGTGTGTGCTCTTACAGGTATAAATCAAGTTGGAAATCAAACTTTTTAGATAATTTTGTGGTTTCCCATATTACTTTATATAAATACTTATAAGTAAATTGGTATTTAACAGAAGGGGTAGTTATGGAAAAATGTTTTATTTGTGGAAAAGAGTTTGAAGGTCTTGATTATATAGCACGATACCATTTAAAAACTCATAAAGTAAAATCTAAAGATTATTATAATAAGTATTATAAGAAAAGTGGTGATGGTAATTGTTTAAAATGTAATAATCAAACAAATTTTAATGGAATAATTAAAGGATATAATTTATTTTGTTCAACTTGTCAACCAAAATCTAAAGATGATTTTATTATATGCTATGGTGAAGAACTTGGTTTGGATTTATATTTTAAAAAATGCTGTAAAATATCTAATAAGTTGACTAAAAATAAGATATCGGTTAATGAATATAAAAAATATTCATCAGTTAAATGTTCAAATTGTGGAAAAGAAAAACGCATACCATTATCAAGATTGAATAAAAAAAATAATCATTTTTGTAATAAAAAGTGTTATAATAAATGGAAATCCAAAAAGATGAAAAAAGAAGAATGTATATTTATTACACGTAAAGATTTAGTAATAAAATCATCAATTGAACGATATGGGTGTTATCCAAGTTGCAAATCTGATATTGTTAAGGAAAGAATAAAAAAAACAACTATTGAAAGATATGGGTGTTATCCAGCAATAAAACGTCAAGATATAAAGGATAAAAGTTTACAAACAAAAATAAAAAACAATACATTGCATAATAATGGATTTTATTCAAAATCATCTTTTGATTTTTTTACTGAATTAGTTTCTAATTTGACTGATGATTTGGATTGTTATTATGGTAAAAGAGAATTATTTTTAATAAATGATAAAAAATATTATTTTTATGATTTTGAAGCTAAAAACAATAAAAAGATTATTGAATTTAATGGTGATTATTGGCATGCCAATCCTAAAAAATACAATGATGATGATATATTGAAGTATTATGGTGGAAAATCTAAAGTAGCTAAAAATATTTGGAAAGATGATGAAATAAAAAATAATATAGCAAAAAATAATGGTTATGATGTTTTGATTATTTGGGAAAGTGATGTAAATAATAATAGAGAATTGGTGATGAAAAAATGTGTAAATTTTATAAATAATATAAAGGATTGAATATGTCAATTAAAGGAAATACTCAAAAATTAAAAGAAAGAATTGTAGAAATATTAAAAAAGGCAAAAATTTCTGTACCAGTAAATATTGATAACGATGGTAATATTAATTATGATGATGTTGATTTTGTAAGTGAAACATCAGCAGGTAATATTGTGAGGTTTGATAATGCATCAAAACCAACATATGGCGAGAATTACACAACAAATAAAGGAACGGGTTTAGAAAAAATTGCAGAAGCTATTTCTAATGAAGTTTTGAGTTATGTGGTTGAAAATGCAGATGTCAATTTAAAAGAACGGTTAGATGCTTTGGAAAATGATTATAATGCTTTAATAATCGCTTTAAATGTTGCAGGAGGCAGTTTGGTGGCATTACCACTTACACCTGTGGGTACAGCATTAACTTCTGTTGCTGTGGCTGGTGGGGGCATTGGAAGGCAAATGACTACAACTGATAAATTAAAATCAGATAATGAAGAAACTGATATAGGATAATATATAAATAATTACAAGGATATATTATGAATTTTGAAAAAATCAAAAAATATAGTGATGATTGGGCTTTTGATTTAGATATACAATTGCAAAAAAGTGGTGAAATTAAAAATGAAGATGTTATAAATCAAAGTATCGAAATGATATTATCAACATTACCTGGTGAACGATTATTTAATCCTACATTTGGTTCTGATTTTCAATTAAGAATTTTTGATACTATGGATAGTGATTTTTTAGAAGTTTTACTTGACGACACAGTAAATGCAATTAAAAAATGGGAAGATAGAATTTTTATTATTGAAAGTAAAATTAAATTAACAATAGATCCTGATAATAACAGTGCTTTTATATCTATACCATACATAATTAAAGAACGACAATTAAAAGCTGCATTTCAAAGAAAAATAACACAATAAGGAATTAGTATTAGTATGGCTGATAATTTTTTAAAATACACAGAATTAACATATGATAAAATATATTCTCAAATCAGAGATAAAATAAATGCTGATAGTAGATTTGATAATCCCCGTGAATCAGCAATATTTCAAACAATAATTGAAGTATTTGCTGGCACAACTGATATGGTGAATTATTATATTCAACGTAGAGCAGAGGAATGTTATTTTGATACTGCACAATTAAAGTCATCAATAATTCTTCTTGCACGTCAATTAGGGTATGTGGTGACACGACCAACACCAGCATCATCAAAGCTCAAAATTAATTTAAATGGTGATTTTACAGGTGTGTTTGATGCAACATCAGCAGCAGATAATAAAATACAAATACCATATTATTCAAAATTTTCTCATGATGGTGATGATTTTGTTTTAATTGACACATTAACATATAATGTTTCTCCTGCAACAGTAAATAATATGATTTCAAGTGGTAGTGATTTTGAGATGGGTATAATTCAAGATTCATTTGGAAATGATATTGCAATTTCACAAGGAGATATTAGAGAAAAAGTAATAATTGGTAATACTAATGCTCAAGTTGGAAGTAATTTCCAAATGTATAAAATTGAAGATAAAGAATTTTCTAATATTTATGGTGATAAAGATTTCTTTTTTAATGATGTGACACAAATTTATGTTGGTAATGTAAAGGACACAACAACACAATATCAAATAGATAGGCGTTCATTGATAAATTGGGAATCATTAGAAAGTAATAATTTATCATCAGCAACAAAAATATGTTTAGTAAGAACAACACCAGATGAATTTATAGAACTTATTTTTGGTGATGGTGCATTTGCAGCAAAAGGTCCATTAACAAGAGAAGACAATATTTATCTTCAATATTTAGCAACTAAAGGTAAATCAGGAAATAAAATTGGTGTTATTGGTGAGACAGTTAATTTTTCAGGAAAAGTGCTCACAAATACAGGTGTAGATATAACAGATAAGATTAAATTTACTTTACATACAAATGTGATAGGTGGAGCAGATATTGAAGATAATGATAGTATTAAATTCTCTGCACCTAAAATTTATTATTCATTAGATAGGTTAGTTTCAAAATCAGATTATATTAATTATTTAAAAACATTAAAAACTCCCATCATAGTTAAAAACGCAATTGCATGGGGAGAACAAGAAGAACGTGATTTAGCTGGTGTATTTGCAGATATTAAAATGTTTAATGTCAGTCTTTTTTCAGTAGTCGGAAGTCTTTATAATTTAGATAATGAAATTTATACAGTAAGAACAAAAAATAATGGACTTAATGAATCAGTTCTTGATTTAGATTATGATCCATATGAAATTCAAATACAAAGTTATTTTAATGTATATACACGTCAAGCAATTGCACATCAATTAAAAAAATATGATGTGTTATATTATTATAAAAAATTAGTTGGTTTAGAAGTATCACCAGATAAAAATGCATTATATTTTAAAAATGCGTATAGTGATAATGCAGTTTTTAATTTTGTGTATAAAACAGACACCGTAAATAATGCAAGTAATATTGTGACATCTGGAACTGTGACTGTAGATTTTTCATCATTAACAGATTCATCTCTAATGAGTGATGTAGCTGAAAAAATAAATGATGAAATATCAACATTTGAAGATGAGAGAGCAAATAGTTTTGATAATGATAATTATAAACAAGTAGCATTTGACAATGATTCTAATGCAATAGTTCAGTGGAATAGTGATGTTGGTAGAATTGAATTTACTTTTGGTGTTGATTCACCATGTTATGCGTCATCAGCTTTCGGTTCATTTGCAAATGATATTGGGATGTCACAAACTATTGAAACAATAGCACAAATAGAAAATGAAACAATGAGTGGAAAGATTACACAAATTATTGATGATTTAGATACAAGAGCACAAATGAACATTAAGAATATTTACATATCACCAATTATTCATAATTTTAATCTTAATGGTACAGTATATGTTAAACCATTATATGATAAAGAAGCATTAAGAACAGAAATCAATAATTCAATCTACAATTGGTTAAATATAAATGCTGATTTTAATGAACCAATACGTTCATCTAATATTATAGAACTCATTGAAAAAAACCCAGGCATAGTAAATGCAAACATAAATATTGTTCCTGAAGATATAACTAATGGAATTAATAATAAAGATAATAAATATTATTATGGCTGGAATGATCCATTGATTAATCCATACGGTGGAGAAATTTGGAATTTATTTCTTCTTATGTTGAATGATTATTTAAATGTTGATAATAATACATACAATAAAATAAATGAAGTTAGAAAATTTTATAATGATTCAGCATACCCAATTTCATTATTATGGCAAACAATAAATATACCAATTTCAGTTTCTTATGAATTAGAAAATGAATATTATAATATTCATAATTATATTAATGAAAGAAGTTTTTTTAATAAATTTTTAAAGAAAATATTTGATGTATTATTAAATAGAGCAGAAAATCAAAAATTGGCTGCTGATCCTAATAAACAAAATGATTATAGATATATTGATGTTGATGGTGTTGAAATCCCAAATTATAGAAGATTTATTGGATATAATAATCCTCAAAGTTTATATAATTCATTTAATAATTTTTTTGCAGTTACAATAAATTGTGATTTCATAAAAGCTGTAACAAAAATTCATAAAGATTTATCATACATAATAAAATTAAATATGATAGACAGTAATGGAAATGTTGAAATCGAATATGATAATAAAAATAATTATGTTCGGGGTGGATATTCTATTGGTTCTGAAATTATTAAAATATCTTTACAAACACTAAATTATGAATATAAATAATGGAGATGATATATAAATGTCAGAATTTACAAACATATATGTGGATTTAGAAAGAACAACATTAGCATCTGGGATCATTAATCCTTTGGGGTTTGTTGAATGCAATAGTGTAAGTAAAGGTGGTACTGTTACTAATCCATTAAATTTAAATCAATTTAGAGAATATTTGTATTTTGATCATGACAACACATCTCAGAATTTCTTTCTTAAAGGTCAAACGACTTTAGATATGTCAGAGTCAAGTGATATTGGAAAATTGGGGTCTACTGTTTTATTTGAAACTCCACATAGTAAATTAAATATAAAAATATCAAATTGGGGTGATAATGTTGATGGAATTAATTATCCTTGGAGTATTGTTGTAAGTGGAACAATCAATTATACAAATTGTGATATAATAACTAATAATGATGATGTTGAGATTTCAAATGGGGAAATAGAAACAGCAGGTAATTGTAATTTTTTAGTTTTTGGTGTTGGTGGGCGTCCTGAATATGATGATTTAGATTATGAAAATAACACATTAACTATTGTTAACACTAAATTATACACAAATTCAGAAGAAGATATTGAACAAAACAATCACCAATTAGTTTTTTATAATTATAGAAATATTTATGTTATAAATTCATTAATTAGTAATAAAACTGGATCAGGTTCTTTATTTATAGAAAACACATTTACAGAAATTGCTAATTGTTATTTTACAAATAACATTTTTTATAAATTTAAATATATGCTTGGTTCACCACAATCTTTAAATATTGATGGAAAAGGAATTATAGCACACGTAAATCAATCAGTATTTTCAGAGGGAGTAAATGGGTTTTCAACTTCTGCAATTCCACCAACATATTATAATATTTTTGATTTAGATGATATAATTGAAGTCGATAATGTTCAATTTAATTGGGCAGGTTCAAGTGCATGCACTGAATCGTTATTAGATTTATCTCAATCAGCCAATTTTAATTATTTAGATGTTGATTGGGTTGATATCACAGTTTCAGGTATACAAGATACTAATAATTTTGAAAATGCAATAAAAAAGAATTATTCTGATTTAGAATACACATTTAGTAATGTTAGAGATGGTATTGGTGCATTAACTTTTAATATGATGGGTCCTGCATATTTATCTGCATCAATTGATGGTTTATCTGCAACAATAATGAATGTTAGTGGCGGAACATATTATGATGATATATTTTCACCATTAGTTTATAATTGGGAATTAGGTGAATATGATTCAGATGAAAAACAAATAACATCAGCTTTTAATGTCATACACACATATCAAAACCCAGGACAATATGATATATATGTTGAAGTTATATCTCATAATGGTTGGTATAATATTAATAATTATACCAACATACAATTATTATTTACATCAGCAGCATTCACTTTATTCTTATTGAAGTCTTCAGCAACATGTTTTGATGATAATTATTCAGTTTATACATCAGGAGAGCATGGTAATTTATCAGCATACACTTTTGATGAAATAACATTATCAGCAGTTAACACGAGCACATATTCAGACATTAAAGTGTTTAAATCTTGGGGACATGATTTTGGGAATTATAATACTTATGTATCACAACAATATTATAATAAAAAAAATAGAGGATTTGAGTATGCTAATGATACATATATAAAACAACACAGATACATATCATCAGGGCATTATTATGTGAATTTTGGTGTACAATCTGAAGATGGTAGTGTTAGTGGCACATATAAAGAAATAGATGTTTATAATAAACCATATGACACATATTATGTTGATTTAGATGAATATTATGAAACAAGTGGTAAATGGATGTATAAACAAACAGGAATGTTTGATGAATTTGAAAATAGTGTGATTGATTCTGGTTGGAGTTCTTCATTTTTAGGTGGATATAATGTTGTTGATATGTGGGGATATAATTGTGCAACAGGTGGTGTTGCAAATTTAATATCTTCATATTTATATTATAATTTTGATTTTGAGTGGGAATTTTCAAGAACAGAAAGGACATTTGTGCCACATATTCTTATAAAATCAAATACAACAGATGTTTTGAAATTTGAATGGGATTTTCTTAATGATAGAATAAATGTAGAATATTATGGTACAGTGTATCATATAAAATATACAGAATTTTTAAAATGTGGTAAAGATTTGAGATGTTCTGAGTCATTAAGATTTTTACCAATAAGAGTTAAATTTTCACCAGAAAGTGAAGGTGGTGGAAATATTCAAATTTATGTTAAATTTGATGGTGTTTGGAAAGAATATACACACATATTACCGGCACAAAGTACTGTTAGTGCTGATGACAAGAGATTAATAATTGTAGCATCAACAGATACAACAACAGGATTCAATTATATAAAATTACAATCTCAATGTGGATTACCATATAGCAATGGTTCATCGGATTATCCATTGACATATAAAGAATTTAAAAGAATGACAACAATAGAAGATAATGGTGTGTTTGGTGATGGGATGTCTACAGCAGATTATAATTCTAAATTTTTATTAAAAAATTATAGAAAGATCATAAATTCATATAAAATATTGATAAATAAATATTATCAAATAGATGCTTGGGATAATAGTGTTTATGGTCCTTGGATGATTATATGTGATATGCATTTTGATAATATAAGTGTTGTATCAAACAACGTAGTATCATTTATAAGTTCAACTATATCAAATGGCATAATATATAACATAAGAGAAGAAAATTCTGATGGTAAATTTGTTCCAAATCTTGAAATATCTACTATCAACGACATGTTTATTGTTTGGAGTACACCTATAACTAATGTGTCGAGTCGTCATTATGGTTATATTAGTTTATATCCTGTGAAAATGTCTAATAGAGATATAACAAATTATTATTCTGATGTGATGGGTTCGACAGTAAAATCAGAACGTGGATATATAATTTATAAAGAAGAAGGATAAACAATGTCAAATTATTATATAAATAAATTTAATACTGTTGGAACATACCCATTCGATAGACCAGAATATGGAGCTAACAATTTTTATGAATTGATCATGAATCCAGCAACAAAAATTGATTTACAAAATGGTGATAATATAAAATTATACAATCCATGTCCATCAAGTACTTGTATTGTTGATGACACATCATACGATATTGAATTTTATAAACAAGTGACTATAATATCAGATTCATTAAATAATGGTATTATAGTGAAATTAAAATCTGATGGTGATGGTTTAAAATTTTTTAATGGTGCATCTAATTCATCTATAAATGGATTACGTTTTCATAAAGACACATTTGATGGTGGTTCATTAATAAAAGCAGAAAATACAATTTCTTTTTCTATTTTTGATTGTGAATTCACAAATGATGGTGTGACTAATGATGGATCTGCTATTTTATTAAATGGTTGTGAATATGTGAAAATCGATTCTAATTACATCACAACACCTGTTGATGGTGGTACTGGTGGGTGTGGTATTGAATTAAATGATTGTTTAATGTCTTTAATTGTAAATAATACAATAAATTTATCTAATACTTCTGGTGTTGGTATTTGTACATCAGCATCTAATCATAAATTTGGGAATTATATTGGACATAATTTAATATATAATATGGTGGATAGTGGTAATGGAATTAATATTGATGGTTTTTTTAATAAAAATTATATTGCTAATAATGTGATAAAAATTTCAGGTACAAATTCATACGGTATCATATCAAATTCACCATTAGAATATGGTCAGGATGTAAACATAAAAAATAATGTTTTAATTTTTGAAGATGATTATAGTGATACTGTTGGTATATATGTACCGAATAATGGTTCTAATAGTGCGATGGGATATAATATCGTAAATAATATATTTTATAGCGAATCAGCAAATTTACAAAATGCATACGCAATTAGTGCTAATCTTGAAAGAGATAATTGTGTTGTGGATTTTAATATGTTTTATAATATAAATACAAATAATTTATTTTATTGGGGAGGAAATCCATTAACATTATCAGGAATGGGTAGTAAAACATATTTAACTATAGATCCACTGATAACATATTATTCACAATCAGGATTTCATGATGTATCTGCAACATCAGCTTATGATGTCACTTCAGCTTCACAATGTCTTGGGTTGGGTATTGATCATGAACATATAGGATTGTATGAAAATTATGATAATGTTAGTATTTATAATATTAATTCTTATAATAATTTTATAGATACAGTAACACACAACATAGGAAAAATTAATGTTATTAATAATGATACATTTTTAACATTTTTTAATAATACATTCACTGAAACAATGGAAAAAATAAATTCAGATTATGATAAAGCATATGCTGTAGATGATGTGTATGAAAATCAATTTTCTTGGGAAACAAGTGCTGGTGATGATTTTCCATTTACAGTTAATAATGATTTATATGATAAAGAATTGATTCACGTCATTAAAAATAAATCTGATCTGGAACCATTTAATGGAATTTCATGTCCAGCTAATCCTGGTTATGGTTATAGTGAATATCCAGATTATGAAACAGGTATTTTTGGATATACAAGAGAAGATTATATAAATAATTGTATAGTAGAAGAATGTATAATTATAGATGATATAACTGAAGAAACAATTTGGATTGATGAAATAGGTGCAACATATATTATTCAGGACGCTATATGTCCACCATGTGCTGATGATTGTGCATAGAATAATATTTTATATAACGGAGGAATACAATGTCAACAAGTGCAACACGAAGAATTTTACACATAACAACAAATTACACATCAGCTTTAAATAATAATCAATTTGCAAATGTATTAAGTGCAAATGCTTACTATCACAATAGTGATAGAGGTACTGATTGGGGTGGTAAAGACAAATTTGGTGATGTTCAAGAATTTGCAGCATGGGATTCTCTTGTAAGATTTGAAAAAATATATGTTGGTAGTACTGGAATAATCACTATATCAACAGATGCTGAGAATGATGAAGTTTCTGAAAACACAACAAGATTAATAGGTTCTATTAATATCGGTAAAGGTGCTGGTGTTGATATGGGTGGTGGTGGTGGTGGTCATATTAATATAGGTGAATTTGCAGGAAAATCATCAGAGGGTTATAATCTTGGTTATGGTCAGAATGTTAATGTGGGTTGGTCTGCGGGTATTGGAACAACTGGAAACCATACTATATGTATAGGCAGTAGTTGCGGTTATGGACAAGATGGATGGTATAATATTAATGTTGGTACAAATGCTGGTGTTGGGTCAACAGAAACTTGGGGTATTAATATAGGTAGTCATGCAGGAGTTGATTCTAATGGATTACGTAATGACATAATTGGAGAATCTGCTGGTTATAGTTTAGATGGTGATTATAATATAATACAAGGAGCATATGCTGGTTGGGGTATGACAACTGATAATTCAATAGTTATTGGAAGAGATGCTGGTTTTAACAAAATATCAACATCTGGTGGGGATATTAATATTGGATATGCTTGTGGGTATAATACCAATGGTTCACAAAATATTTTTCTTGGTAATGATTCTGGTTTAAATTATATAGGTAATTATTGTGTCGCTTTTGGTAAAAATTCTTGTAATGATTCAAAAGGTGATAATAATTTTTATGTTGGTCAAGGTGGGGCATTTAATATTCTTGGAGATGGAAATGTTGCATTGGGTGTTGGTTCGTTGACAACTGTGGGTTTATACGAATATTATAGTAATGTTATTATGGGTGAATATGCTGCTGAGGTATTATTAGATTCTACTTCTAATGCCATTGCAATAGGCAGTCATGCAATAGCATCTGCTGGTAATGTGGATAGAAGTGTGGCTATAGGTCATTATGCATTTACAAGTGCCGTAGGTCAAGATACAGTGGCGATGGGAACAAGTGCAGGTTATAAATCTAAAACAATTGGTAGTGTTTGTATTGGTAAAAATGCAAGTCTTCAAAGTGTTGGTAATTTTAATATATTAATTGGAGAATCTGCTGGACGTAAAATTTATGGTAGTACAAATATAATAAATGGTTATTTTGCTGGATATTTACTTGAAGGCAGTAAAAATATAGTTAACGGTTATTATGCTGGAAACTCACTCGATGGTGATTATAATATAGCAAACGGTTCAAATGCTGGAAACTCACTCGATGGTGATTATAATATAGCAAATGGTTATTATGCTGGATATCAACTTGATGGTGATTATAATATAGCAAATGGTTATTATGCTGGATATCAACTTGATGGTGGTCAAAATGTGTTGGGTGGTTATTATGCTGGGTATCAACTTGAAGGTGATCATAATATAGCTAATGGTTTTAATTCTGGATATTTACTTAGTGGTAATTATAATACAGTAAATGGTT